GTATCAAGTTCTTTCAAAAACTTCAAAAACCTATGAGTATCACATCTATTCGTTCCTAAATGAACATCAGAAATGAAAACAGTATCGAAATTCATCGTTCTATGTAAGAAAGTGTATGGTTCGTTGAACACAAATTATCGATAATCATATTACAACCCATTTTTGGATTTGAATCACCACAAGTATATAAATCTACTGCTGCCTTACCTTCTTCAGGCCAGGTATGAATGCTAATATGACTTTCTGCGAGTAAACAAATAACTGTAACTCCTTGTGGATCAAATTTTTTAAATATTGTTTGTATTACTGTTGCCCCAGATAATATTGCCGCACTTTCTAATAATTTTATTAAAAATTGTTCGTCATTCAAAAGAACAAAAGAGCAATCGTATAGATTTAGTAGATAGTGCTTTCCCATTAGACTACTGGATCCTCCTGTGCTTCTTTGATTAGAGAAGTGATAATACTTTCAGTCCCGTCAATAGTTTTCACAGCAAAAAGAGCAGACTTTTTATATTTATTTAACTTTTTATATTTTTTGAGAATTATATCTATTTCATCAACATTTACATTGACCTTTACCTTTCCATCATTAAAACCTTCACTCATCTTTTTTTCTTTTTCTCTGGTGTTCTATGTCCCCAGGACCTGGGACTTATTGTTCCATATCCATATTTAATCTTTTGAAGTGCTCCTGGACCGTATTTATCATAATACATATCAAAAATATTTACCTGTTTACTCGAACGGCAGAGATCAAGATATTCTTTACCTTCGGACACATACCAAACCAAATATGCATCAAGAGGAAAAGTTTTATCTTTTGTATCTTCTAATTTTGTTTTTTCGAGTAATATATCACACCCATACTGAGAAGGTAGAATTTCGGATTGTTTTGAATCTGATTCCATTTTGCCCTTCTTAATAGTGTTTTTGTTCACAATACCTTGACCCATCACGAACGGTTACCCCAAATAATATCTGGATAGGCTTCAGACACAAGTTCTTTTGTAATCTTATACTTATCAAAAAGTTTTTTATCTTTTACAAGGCAAAGAACTTCTGCTTCTCTTGGATGTAATCCACGGAGAATATTGATAAACATTGACTCTCTACGAATTGTGGAGAGTGTAGTATTACCACCTTTTACAAAATGATATAGATGTTGATATTCTCTTCTCAATGAAGTCTTACCTTCACCACTAAGATCTTGTGTAATTGCTGCCTCTCCACCATTTGCCTGTTTAACCAGGTTATCAGAAAGGTTACCAGAGTAAATATTCTGATCTTTAATATCACTATATGGTACCTCACCTTCTGGAAGAAGTGAAATTACAGTTTCATCAAAGTTCCAAATAAAAATAGACTTAAGAGAATCGTGCTCATAAGTTTTGAGCACTTCAACCTTTTTAACATTACTTCTTTGTTTTGAAACAAGTTCCAAAACTTCAAAAACAAAAGGATTTGGTGGAAGAGTCTCAGTTTTCTTCGTCTTCGTCGTCATCGTCTGTGTCATGGTTATTTTCGAACCTCACGGCTAAAATTTCATCGGGAAGTATATTCCCATTTTCGTCAAACATCTCTGGATGAGTATAAATTGGTTGAACTTGATACGAATTTTCTCTTGCTAACCAACCGACAACTCCTCCTACAAAAAAGAACAAGATTGAAACCAATGTTCCGATTGTGAGTGCTACTGCTAACATTTTTTTTTCTCCAAGAGTTACTTTTTCTGAATATCGAAATGAAAGTCAAAGTGAATGTGTATCTCTCTTCGAAGAAGAGAAATCATTTTACCAAACTTCAGTTGAAAAGTTTTTGGTGCTAATGATCTTCTCCTCCTATCTCTAATTAACAACTCAAACCCCCGATTCATCTGGGGTTCATCTTTATTTAGATTATTTTTTTCTCCTCCCATATCATCTTCGATGTTTATATTTTCTGGCATCTAAAACAATTAACAATAAAAATTTTGACGAATATATTCGTAAACAGAAGGGCAATCTTTTGTTAATTTTTCCCCATACGATTTATTATTTTTCCAAACTTCCATTAGGGAATCAACCAACTTTTTATATCCGTCATTGTAATTATAAAATATACTATTTTTTATATTATAAGGAGAAACTATAGGATAATTTAATCCTGCAGATATGCAATGCAATCCACCAGATTTATCGTGTTGATGTGATATATATTTGCTACGAAGTAATTCTGAAAAAGAGTCGTTTAAAAATTCTTCCATTCTATGTGAAACACTTCTTTTAGACATATCAATCCAATATTCACTGTCATCTCTTTGAGAGAGTAAATAATGTAAAGAGACAAATTTTGCAAAATAATCATACATTTTTTTAGTCGCATAATTATAACCATCCAAATCCCATTGATTTACTCTTTCTCTACCAATTGTTTCAACAAGCTTATTTAAAAATTCATGAACTGTATATAATCCATTACTTTCTAACGGTTCAATAAACCCAGCAGACAGACCAATTGCAATAACATTTTTAACCCAAGTTCTTTCATGAATACCAATTCTCATTTCAATATCTTTAAATTTTAAATCATCGAGGTTTCTTTTTTTATCAGAAACTGTCATTTTATTTGAATTTAAATGTGTTTTAAATTCCTCCAATGCACCCTCTTTGGATATAAATTTATCACTATAAACATATCCTGTACCAATTCTTGACCATAAGGGAATATTCCAAACCCAACCATTACTAATAGCAGTGCAATTGGTATAGGGTTCTAATTCTTTTTCTTTGTCAAGGTATGGTATTTGTGTTGCCCATGCTCTATTGTTAGGTATAATATCACTATAAGAATTGAAAGGTTCTTTTAAGGCATTTCCTAAAAGTAAACTTTTCCATCCAGTACAATCAACATATAAATCTGAAGTTACTTTACTTCCATCATCTAGAATTATTTCTTTAATACCATTTTCATCAACTTCTATATTCCTAACTTCTGAAAGAATATGCTTTACTCCTTTAGGTTTGCAATAGTTTTCTCTTAACCAATTTGCAAATTTAACAGCATCAAAGTGATAAGCACTACACCAATCCATTTTAAATTCACCAAATCTACCATCATCGATGGGAATTTTATTTTGTCTTATGCAAGGCATCCACGGATAATTACTATCGCAATAATCTTCCGGATCTGTTTCTGGATAATAATATTTTTTATATTGCCAAGAATTTATTCCTAATTCGGATGTTTGTGCTGGAGATCCAAAAGGATAATGAAAAGATCCATAGTCTTTTTTATAAAAATCAGTAAATTTAATACTCAATTTATATGAAGCGTCAGTGTGCTTAAAGAAATCTTTTTCATCAATTCCTAAAGAACTCATCCAAAACTTAATATATCCTAAAGTGCTTTCCCCAACTCCCATAATGGGAACATTTGGACTTTCAATTAAAGTTATATCTCTATTTGGAAAGTAATTAATAAGAGTTGCTGCTGACATCCAACCAGCACTACCTCCTCCAATGATTACAATTCTATTGGTATTATACATTAAATGCCCTCATTTAGTTTTAGTTTATAACATAAAAAATTATACTATGTTATAATTTTTTGTTCTTTTAGATACTTAATTGTATCAGTGCATCCTCCAATATGATTTTCATCAACAATGACTTGAGGAAATGTAGACCCTTCTCCAAACTCTGAGTAAAATGCCTCTCTATCAAAGTGCTCACCAAGTTTGTAGACGACATGCTCAAGGTTTGTTAATTGTAGCACCTGTTCGATTTTACTGCAATATGGGCAACCATCTTTGGAATAAACTGTAAAAGTCATAAGATAAAAAGAATAGGGATAATAATTGCTAGATTTGAGATAATAAATGCCCTTACGTGTAATAAGGGCATAAAACTTTCAGATTCCATTAAGTTGACGTATTCATTCTTGGTTTGTACTTATATAGATTGGAATTTGTCTGTGGTTTCATCCATTTCATTATAACATCATATCGTTCTTCTGTAAAGAAATCTTGTTCGGCATACCACTCTTCCCAATTGATATGAGACTTAGAGTTATTACACCTTCTACAACAACATAATACATTTGTAATAAAGTCACTTCCACCTTTTGATTGCGGAACTATATGGTCTATTGTTAGATATTCTGTGCTTTCACAATAAGCACATTTATGTTTCCATTTATCTTTGATTGATTGTCTCCACATTCTCTTTGCATCTGATGAACTTGTTGCTTGTAAATTAAACAAGTAGTCCGAAGAAGAATTATAGAGTTCCATTTAGGAAAGCATCTGTCATTATTTATTATTATGAAAAAAAGAGACCCCGCAAGGAGGTCTCGTAAAAACTATTCAGTTTGTATCAACCAATAGAAGGTGCAGTAAGAGCAACAGGAGTTAACTCAGCAGCAGCAAGGTCCAAAGGAAAATTATGTGCATTTCTTTCGTGCATTACCTCAAGGCCGAGACCAGCACGATTAAGAATATCAGCCCAGGTGTTTACAACACGTCCCTGACTATCAATGATAGACTGGTTAAAATTGAAACCATTCAGGTTGAACGCCATAGTAGATACACCAAGAGCGGTAAACCAAATACCCACGACGGGCCAAGCAGTAAGGAAGAAATGCAGACTACGAGAATTGTTAAACGAAGCATATTGGAAGATGAGACGACCAAAGTACCCGTGTGCCGCAACAATGTTGTAGGTTTCTTCTTCTTGACCGAACTTGTATCCATAGTTTTGACTTTCGTTTTCAGTAGTTTCACGAACCAGTGATGAGGTTACCAAACTTCCGTGCATCGCAGAGAAAAGTGAACCACCAAATACACCAGCAACTCCAAGCATGTGGAAGGGGTGCATAAGGATGTTATGTTCTGCCTGGAATACAAGCATATAGTTAAATGTGCCTGAGATACCCAAAGGCATCGCATCACTAAAAGAACCTTGACCAAAAGGATACACAAGGAATACAGCAGAGGCAGCAGCAACTGGTGCTGAATACGCAATACAGATCCAAGGACGCATACCTAATCGATAGCTAAGTTCCCATTCTCGTCCCATGTAAGCATAGATGCCAATGAGGAAGTGGAACACGACGAGTTGGAACGGACCCCCATTGTAGAGCCATTCATCAAGGGAAGCAGCTTCCCAAATTGGATAGAAATGTAGTCCGATTGCGTTTGAGGAGGGGACAACTGCTCCTGAGATGATGTTGTTTCCATAGAGTAAAGATCCAGCGACAGGTTCACGAATACCATCTATGTCCACAGGAGGAGCACCGATGAAGGCGATGATGAAGCAAACAGTTGCAGCAAGCAACGTTGGCACCATCAATACACCAAACCAACCAACATATAAACGGTTGTCAGTTGAGGTTACCCATTGGCAGAATTGTTGCCAGGGATTTGTTGTTTGTCTTTGTAAGGCAATTGTAGCAGTCATTTAAATTAAAAGGGTAGTAAATATGAGTTCGGGGGAACGAACTGGTGACATTATTCCTACACCACCCTCCAGTGTAGGTAAAAGACGTATTTGAATTCCCATAGGTCTTGGTTAGCGGGAATGTGAGGAATCGTAAAGTTTTATCTTCATTTCCTAACTTATTTAGTATAATACAATCTTAATAAAAGGTCAATCAGTATAAATACTCAACTTTATTTTGGTTGCTTTCTTGCTTTCTTTACTTTTTTATCAATCTCTGGATTTCCAGTAAGAGGCATTGCTTCTGCACTTTGTGGATCTAATTTATTATAGTACCCCTTATCATTTCCATATTCAGGGTGCATACCATTTATCATTTCTGGTGGTGGATCATTTGGATACCCATTTTTAGAAGGTTTATCCGAATAGTCAATTTCTTTTTTTAGTCTTTTGGAAACTTTCTTAAAGAGTGGATCTTTATCTGCCCGAATGGTTTCTTGTTCCTGTATTGCTAATCTAAATGGACTTGTATAATCTACATTTTCCTGGCGCATTGCTCTTTCGTGAGCAATAATATTAAGATGTTCTTGAAGTTTTTTTGCATGTTCTTTCTTCTTATTTTGATTTTCACCAATAATCATTTCCCAGGCTTGATCACCATGCCCAACCCTATCATAAATTATATTCATTCTTTCAGTGGTTTCATATCCCTGCCAATGCTTATCTTTCAGTCTCCATTTTTGTCCCTTTGCATTTCCGGATGCAATTAACTCATCAATTTTTGAAGATGCTGTTACATCTGGAGTGTTCTGTGGTTTAAACTTACCACTGAAGTTCATCTTATATTTTTGTTTTGGAATTTCAGAAAGAACATAAGGTTTTTTAATTTCACGAAGAATTCTTTTGCGGTTTTCTAAAAGAACTTGACCTTGTGGTTCATAGGAATTTGTTATATTTGTCTTGAGTGGAGATGCATCTAAACCAAGTCCTTGTTGTTTGGCAAGTTTATTTTGAGCATCAGTCATGAATGGATTATACTTCCCAGGATTTTTCCTTGTAAACTCCTTGGCCAACCGGTTGGTTGTAGGATTTTGCAATCCAAGTTTAGCTACATCATCTATTGCACTCTGCACACCCTTTTTTGCCGCTTGAAGTGCAACTTCATCAGCTGGTCCAGAAAGCACATTAAGTACCGCAACAGCTGTTGCGGCATCAAGACCCAAACCAATAACCATTTTTGCAGTGTCCGCAAAGCGTTTTGCATCAAGTTCCTTGTTATCTGCTTTCAATTTTTCAATTTCTTTTTCTATGGCAGATGATATGGCAGCTTCTTTTGCTGCTTGATCACGTTTTCGTTTTTCTTCTGCTCTTTTGTTAGCAGCAACGGTTGGATCATCAAGTTGAAATGGATCTTTTACTATTCTTGCACTTTTTATATACACCTCAAGTGCATCAAAAAGTCTACTGTATATTTGATATTTTTCTTGTGTGGCAGCTTGATTAGCG